GCTACCGTCATCGGAGCCTTTACCCTTGGTGTTCGCAGTAGCAATCACATTAAACCCGTTGGAAGGAGAAACGACCTCACCAGTTTTCTTGATGAGAACGGGTTTACCCTCGAGCACTCCTTGAAGACACATGATTTTATTTGATCCACGATCGATTTCATCGATGAGGAGAATGGCGCCACGTTCCATTGCTTTAATAACGGGACCTTTGCTAAATACAGTCTCACCGTTAACGAGGCGGAATCCACCGATTAGATCATCTTCATCTGTTTCAGGAGTTATTTGAACTCGTACATATTCACGATTGGCTCGAGCACAAGCTTGCTCGACCATCATGGTTTTACCATTACCTGAAAGACCAGTAATGTAAGTAGGATAAAAAAGACGAGATTGAATAATTTTTTCAACATCTTTAAAGTTACCCCAAGCAACATATGTATCTTCTTTTGATGGAATAAAAACTTCGTCATTCATGACCGAAGATACTGTTGTCATAGGTTTTACTTCCTCTTGCTTAAAGGGTACAATTTGAGCAGTCAAGCTATAAACGCCACGTTTCACTTTTGGTTGTGCTGTAACGTATTTATACACTGGACTTGCTTTCATACCAATAGTTTTAGCAACATCAATTACTTCTTGAGGCTTGAAGTCAGTGCGATTAGGGAAAACCCGAGAAAGTTCGGTCATAAGTTCACGTTCATTAATCATAATATAATCTCCATCATCATCATTATATAGTATATTCTACCACAATTCTCAGCAAATGTAAACAGCTTTTTTCACTTTTTTTCATTTTTATGCTACTATTTCAGCAAATTTAGTAGCTAATATACGATTTCCCTTTTTAGAGTTAGCATGTTTTTTAAATGCTTTGGTAATTTGAGCTTTTGACGCATTTGGATCAATTTCTAGATCTTCGATATCTGTATCAAGAGAACGACGATCAGCTTTTACTACAAAGAAACGATCGTATCCAATTGTATTATCCATTGACAAAAACTTTTGTTTATTATAAATTTTACGCTTAGCACTAAATTCATCATGAGGAATATATTTTTCAGAAGTTCTAAAGATCGCGCTATTAAAGTCATAGTTGCGTTCTGCTAAACGATAACCAATTGTGGTAACACCTTTTCTACGTAATTCATTGAGAAGGTGAGCTGTACATGAATTAGAATCGCGATAAATTTTAGAAAGCTTACCACTATTATCAATAATCATATGACGAGAATAAGAGTAGTAATCATCGCGTTGTACACGAACATTACGACCATCACCATCGGTTAATAGAACATAATTTACTTTTTGAACTGGAAACTTAGATCGAAAGTTGTTCACAATATAATCAGAAGCCATTAGTACTTCATTCAATGGTGTACCACCTAAACCTTCTACACGAGAAGTAATGCTATAATAACCTTGAGGGTCAATCGTACGAAGATATAGCATTTTGAAAGCTTCTTCAAACTCAACCTTTTTTAGAGAAGAAGAAAGTAATTCAAAAATACGAGTATCGCTATGGTCAACTTCGCTATTTGTTAAAGGAGAATAAATTCGACCACAGGGATCGCCAGAAGTAAAGCCATAAATCTCAAAAGGAATACCAACCTTTTTACAAAACATTGCAAGATTTAGAGTTTGCTTAATGGTATCACCTAAGATACGATCCATAGACCCTGAGTAATCAATCATCATAATCATACCGTGTGATTTAGCATCAGCTAGATTAGTTACCTTTGCAAAGATGTCATCGCTGTATTTGTAGCTATAAAGCTTACCAACATCAAGCGCACCAGTGCGAGCAGTTTGTGCTCGTTGAGTACGATATGCGGCTTTACGCATTTCAAACTCTTTAGCCATCAAACCAGTAGTTCGTTTTGTTTCGTCAAGAAAAGCTTTATAGTCTTCTTCAATAAAAACTGGACGCGATGAAGAAAACTCTGCGCGAGCTTTTTTAACATCTTCGTATGTAAAAAGCATTTCTTTAAATTGTTTATGAGTAATTGATTTCACATACATTGGTTGACGACCACTATCGTCTTGCTCTAAAAGTTTGCTTTCATTAGAGCGAAATGCATCATCAGTTTCTACCGTTTCTGGAGATTTATTGCCAGCAATATCTCCACCTTCTGGATTTTGTGTTTCAACAGATGGATTACCAGAATTTTCGTCTTTATTTAATTCTTTTGGTTTTTCCTCTGTGTTCCCTGATCCCATCCCTTCGGAAGTTTCAGCTTCTTCTCTATTTTTCTCAGAGCTCTCTGAGTCTCCCATAGATAATAGTTCGCTCTCATCTGATAAATCTTCAATTTGATCTTTTGAATCACTCGACTCAGCATTATTTTTCTCCTGCTCTTTCATATAGTCGTATAGTGCTTTACAAGCAGCAATGACATCTTCCCAAGTATTCACAGCCATCGCCATATCTACTAAAGGTTGTTCTTTTGAAGAAAATTTTACTTCAACTAAATCGCGGAGTTTTGCTTTAATATTAATACGATCAACAAGTGAATATGATTCTATTGGACGTTCATTCGTTCCAAAGAAATCCTTATCAAATAGTTCTTTATAGCCTAACTGAAAAGAACGAACTAATCCGGGATACTTAGATTGAACCTTCTTTTCGATACGAATATCTTCAACAACATTAACATAAGAGCGTGGGCAACCAGGAATAGTTACACTAGAATCGTGCCATCCATCAGCTGGTGTATAAAGAGCATGACCAACTTCATGACCTATAAAAAGATCTGTAAGAGGTTTACTCATTTCTTTCCAAAGAGGAAGACCAAGTACACGTTTTTCAACATCAAAGAAGGCAGTCTGAAAATTACCATATTGAACAGCAATATTCTCATTTGCCAACAGCTTTGCTAAGATTGATTTAGATTGATTAGCCATTTGTTTCTCCATTTGATAGATATATTCTATCACAACTAATCGTAAATGTAAACCCCTTTGTGAAAAAAAGTTTTCTTTATAAATCAATAACTTAGGCTACGAGGCCTAATTTTTTTCTCATTTTTCTTTTCCAGCGATCTCTCTGAAGTTTAGAAAGATGGTCATAATAGAATTTTCCTTCCATATGGTCGTATTCATGTAGGATTATTCTATTTGTAACTCCCATAAAAAGCTTTTCTTCTTGTAAAGTTCCATCATAATCGATATATGTTAATCTGCAGGCATCTGGCCTTTTAACTCCAATAAAGACTCCAGGAAAAGTTAGACAACCTTCTTCTAATACAATTTTACGATCAGACTCCCAAGTGAGCTGTGGATTAATAAATGTTTGCTGATGCTCTTTCCATTTTACAACAAACATGCGTTTTTCAATTCCAACTTGAGTAGCAGATAATCCAGCACCACCACCTTTTTCTACAAAGGCATACATTTCATCTGCCAATGCTTTTAGTTCAGTCATATCCGGTTCTTTAATATCATCTACTCTTTTATTTAAGAGAGGATGGTTACTATCAACTAATTTCATTATGCTACCTTCATTTTCGAAAAGTTGTGTTCTTTCACAAATTCAATTTTACTTCTAAATTTACCATCTAATAAATCACCCTTATGAGAAATAACAAATACATTTGTATTATCGTCAAGTGTATAAAGGATCTTCATTAAGTTATCAATACCATCATGATCAAGAGATGAATCAAAAGTCTCATCTAGAATTAGCAAATTCGTAGATGTTGAATTTTTCATCTTTGCAATTTGGCGCCAAGTAAATAATAGAGCCAAATCAATTCTTTGTTTTTCTCCTTCAGAAAACGAAGCGTAATTGAAGGAATCCCGATGCCTGGACTTTATGGTTTCATTGAAACTTTCATCTAAATTAAAAGAAACAAAGAAATCTAGTACCTGTAAATATTTATTAATCAAGTTGTTCATAACTGGCAAATATTGTTTAATTACTTTTGTTTTAATACCAGTATCTTTTAGCATTTCTGATGCTGCTTGATTATATGATCTACTATCAACTAATTTTAGCTTTTCTTCTGATAAAACATTTCTAGCTTCGTTTAATGTATTAAGATCTTTATTTGCTTTTTGTAAATCTCCACCTGATCCTTGAAGGCTATCTATCTCGTTCTGAAGATCGTGTATTTGTCCTTGGAGCCTGGTGATTGCAGAATTGTTAGATGATATATTCGCCGTATTTTCTCTGACCTGCTCCGAAATGCTATTGAGCCGTTTAATAGTCGATTCCACAACAGTCGACTGTTCAGATGCATCAAATATTGCGGTGTTAAGTTCTTTGGCTTTGGACTTGGCAACGGAGAGTTTTTCGTGTCTAAGATTGTCGTCAATATCTTGGGAACATGTCGGGCAAACGGCGTTTTCTTCATAGAATTTCGCGTCTTTGACAACTGCTTTAACTTGTGTTTCGAACTGAGCTTTAAAGTGTAAGAGCGATTGCTTTTTGTTATGCGCTTCTTTAAGATCATCATCTAATCCTTCTTGCAACTGTAATAACTCAGTAGATAACTCTTCATTAACTTTATTGAGTTCTTCTATTTCATCGTTATTAGCATCGATTTGATCAACCTTTTTAGAAATTTGATCTTCATTTAATTCTGTAATATCGCGAATATATTTCTTTTGAAGAGTAATCTTTTCTTTATTCAGGTCATACTCATATGTAATACTATTAATTTCTT